ACTTCTAATTGAGATTTCATCTCTGCAATTTGTGAATCTTTTCTACCAAGGTCATCTCTAACCATATTCAAAGCAGATTCATATTCGCCTTTTGCTTCCATCTCTTTTAGTTTTCTATCTTCTGCATCCTTCAACACTTGATGTTTCAAAGCATCGAGTTCAGCTTTCATTGTATTTTTATCATCTATTACTTCCTTAAAGCGAGAATAAGGAACTTCATTGATGGGAGCTTCTTTAACCTCTTGCTCTGGAGTTTGTTCGTTTACGTCTTGAACTTGACTTTCTTGGTTCATTTTAACCTCATGTTGAGTTATCGTTTCCCTATCTTCAAATTGATAGGCTTACTTGTTTCTTTTTTCAAAGTCTTTTCTATTTGTCTATCTAAAAATCTTAAAGCATTTTTTTTATTTTTGTTTCTAACACCGAAAACATTATAGCCATGCTTCTTATTGCCTAAAACTTTTTCTCCCTGTAAAAAGGTAATTCTGGCCGAATTAGAGGTAGGTTTTACTTGTACTTGTTTAAACATATCCCCGGTAAGGTGCAGATTTACTTTTGAAGTATCTGTATTGATTGATCTACCTTCAAATCCTTTTAATCTATCTCCCTTTCCTTTTTTTTCTTCACCGATTCCAAATTTTCGCATATCGTTCTTTTTATATGCTTTGTATTTGGTTTGTTTATATTTTGGCCTCTTATCATCTTGCATGATACCTTTTAAGGCATCCTGTTTAATTGCACCTCTAACAAATTGGCCTACTTGATTCCAGAGTTGAGGAGTAAAATTCAATGCTCTATCTAACTTCATACCGGAACAAACTCATGTCTACAATTATAACTACCACCCTCGGTAAATGTTACCTTCTTGCCATCTTCAGATTTAAATGCTTCTATCTCTGCAAATGTAAAGCCTTTATTGTTTTTATCATTATTTAAAACATCCTTACAAATCTTTCTGGTTTTAGTATCATTCGGCCCGACATATTTAAATCTTTGTTCTTTATCTCCTTCAAAAGCTTTTTGTGTTGTAGTTCTGAATAGTTTACTTACCGCATCCCCTGTTGCAACTCTTGATTGAGCGATCCTCGCATTACCAGAAAACTCTGTTTCAACTCTTGTTGCTATTTCATTAATTGATTCGCCTGTCAACAATCCTCTGAATACTTCTTTCTTGAGTTGCTTGGACAGCTCCCTATTTTCAGATACCAAAGAGTCTAATTCTAAATCCATAATCAACTGTAATGATTCAAGATTAACAGCACCAACCTCAACTCCAAACGTACCAGCTTTTTTTAATGTATCTGCTACTTCTTTATTCAAACCATTCTCAAAATCTTTTGCGATCTTATCATAACCCAAACGCTTAGCCTCTTCAAAGAAGTCTAATGATCTTGATAGTTCAATAAGTTGGCTATCTGTTAATGATTCTAGTCTAGGCAATAATCTATTTACTTTTGCAACCAATTCTGTTTTGATGGCTGCTAGATCATCATAATATTTATCTACGAAACTACTCACCTAATAATCCATCTAATATGCTTTGAGGTTGTTGAGGTTGTTCTGCTACCTCTTCAACTAATCTTTCCTCATCAATCTCTTCAAGTTTACTTTCCAATTCTTCTGATGTGATGTCTGGATTGAATACTTTGTAAAGCTCACGCTTAGTCATAAGTCCATTATCCAACATGAATTGCAGTTTATCCTTCTCTTGTGGCCATTCTAGAGGCATCTTGCTTTCTTCAAAGTCTACTGCATAAGACTCATCAAATACTCTCCCGGTATGCACTTCTAATATCTTGCGATCTATCTCATACCTCATCTCTTCAAACTCTTTGAATAAAGGAATATCAGCTTCTCTAGCTTCTTCATTCTCTAGGTTCATTATCTTTAATGCGATACCAGAAGGAGGAGTCGTTCCTTGTGCGAAGTTTATACTTAGAGAATGGTTTTGAGCTGTGATTGTCAAATACTCTTTTATCCCTTGTATCATCGCTGGTATATTTGAAGGAGGAGCAATATAGGATAGATTCGCTCCCTCTGGTAAACTTATAAGCCTATCTATTCCAAACTTAATATTAGGTATCTCTGTATCTATTCCGGTCATAACAGGCGATCCGGTTTGATACCTTATTGCCAAAAATACTTCAGTAAATGCTATTGAACAATTCACCGCACATCGTACGACATCGGAAGCATTGTAAGGGAACATAATTCGAGATATTGGATTTACTCCATAGATGTTAATCATCTCTGGATTACCTTCTACTGCTTTAATCTTTTCATCAGATGTAAATATAAAATGTAATCCCGGCTCTCCATCTCGTTCTTCACTAAAGAAATAGAATTGTCTGTTGCCTTGTGCATCCTTGCCGATCTCATAAGAATATCCGAAAGGTATTGTCTCTCCTTCGTAATAATATTCTTTTACATTTGGAAGAATGTCGTATTCGATTCGTTGCTTTCTTTCATTCCATTTACTTCTTACATGGATCATTCCTAAAGTCCAAGCTAACTCTGATGCTGTTCTAAGTGTAGAATCTAAATGATATGTAAACTCCATATATTCATCAGCCATCTCTCCATTTATAAATCTTCTAGGAGGTACTTTATAAAGCATCATTCTAGCTCTTGCAAACCTTGGTAAGATTCGTAAAAAGGTTACAGGAATCTGCGAAAGAGTATGACCGGGAAAGAAGGGATCAATATGAGAATCAATATTTCTATTATAGTAAAAATCTAAAGCTGTTTGTTTTTTTGCAAACTCATCTTCTAACACCATATCTTCAGCCTGTCTAACTGAATCCATAACTGCCATTCTTCCGAGATTAGGGATTGTTATTTTATCATGAAATTCCATATCTACCACTCTACACTTAGAGGAACACGCTTAACCAAAGAAAATCTATGAGCTACAACATAGCTACAAGCATCCAAAAAATGGCTTAATCTTTCATCTCTTTTGTCAATTCGATTATCATTTGTTCTTTGAGTCTGTTCCAAGTCTTTAATTAAATTTGTACATTTAGGATCAATCGTCATCCTAACCTTACCATTCGCATCCCTTAACATTCTATTCAAAGCATTTAATCTATCTGTAACAGGAGGATTTGCTTTCTTTGATATAACTTGAAAGCCATGATCTCTTAATATCTGATGATCTGATCTATGACTTGTTGTTGATCTGGCTGATCCTGTTGCATCGGGATATACAGGAATATTAGGAGCGATCTTTTTCATCTCTATAGCCATTAGTTCAGTATTTGAATTAGGTATCCTTACTTCATCAAAAAAGTGAATTACCTCTTGCCCATTATCTACAAAAAAACATCCAAGACAGGCTGATCCAAGTATATTGAAATCCATGCCCCAGAATAAACTGCTTGATAATTGTTCTGCTTTCCTTACATGAGTATTACGATCAAAGTTATAAGCTGCTCGGTTTCCTGTTGTTTCAAATGATCCTAAAAATTCTGTCTTAAAAGCTCTTTCATCCATCATTGACTTAGCCTTTTTGATCTCTTCTTTAGATACATATCCACCATCTAAAGTGGTGTATTGCCATGACTTCCAATCTGGATCATTGCTTTGACCTCTAAGATAAGCATCATATAAGTGATCATATCCGTTAGGCGTTCCAATAAAAAAAGCATCTCCGTCGGTTGTTGTTAACATAGGATATATTATTTCTTCCCATACTCTTGGCTTGATATAACTATACTCTTCCATTACTACCATATCAAGACCAGCACCTCTAAGATTGTTTTCTTGCTCTGCTCCTTTAATAGCTATCTCTGAATTATTAGGCAACTTAATTGCTAACTCTGATTCATTTATTTGACATTTGTATTCTCTAAACATTTGTCTCATAAGTCTCCAAGTCGTAGCCTTTCCAGAGCGATATGTGGGGGTAATTATCCATCGCCTTTCATTCTCTTGTAATTCTCTTGATAGTAACCATATTAACGAAAGATGAGACTTTCCGAATCTTCTTCCAGCCACCAGAACTTTTCTTTTTGCTGGGTGCTTGACAATTTCTCTTCTTTTCTGATCTATGTTCCAATTAACCAAATACTCTTTTCATCAAACTTTTAGGGACTTTCTTTCCAGCTTTATATAACCTCTGCATTCTTGCCAAGTCTCTACCTCTCTGAGATCGTTTGCCCCCTTTAACGCCAGAGAGATATTTCTTAGGTACACTCTTAAATCTTTTATCTTTTGCAACCTTGCGAATCTTCATCTTCTTCTTTTTCTTTCCATCCTTGCTAAATCTGGATCATGCTTAATTGCTTTCCTACCTTTAGCAATTTTAATAAATGAATTAACTCTAGCACTTGCCCAGCTTGATGGTGTTTGCCCCGGTCTTGTTCCAGAGCCTACTGCTGCACCCAGTCCTCTGCGATATACCTTAAATAATGATGTAGGTCTTATTTTATTTTTTCTTGCTAATGCTGTCAATCTTTTCTTTACTGATGCTGATAAGGTTGCCATTAATCAATGCTTAAAATTTTTATAGGTTCGGTTCTATGTGATATTTC